ATTCCCTTCTTCTATACCATCTTGCATACAAGGATTTCTATTAATCCATTCGAACAATCTACCTCTTTCGTTATCAGTTAATGTATTATAATGCTTATCAATTACATCATCCCAAAACATTGCTCTTGCAATAGGTCTTGGAGGAATACACGCTTCAACTAAAAAACTAAACTCAAAGAAATCTATGTTAAATCTACTCATTACTCTATTAATTTATCAATGTCAATATTGTGAGCATAAAGTGCATCTGATATACCTTTTGCCATTGCATCTATGCCATCAAATACATCGTTATTAGTATTGTCTATACTTTCAAATCTACGTTCTAAAGTCTTACGCAATTGTAGTATATCAAATAAAGCACAAGCCATATCTAATGACTGGTTTACTCTATTAAACTCCATCTGTTCTTCGGGTAAATTAAATTCTAATGTTGCTTTCATTCTGTTCCTTTTTTAATTAAATAATACCATAGCCAAATCAACTTCGACCTTATAAACTCGTATGCGATTAACACTAATATATATTTCATAATGTTTTTTTATAGATTTCTAATAGTTCTTCGTATGTTTTAAATACCTTATCATTACGCGATTCACACCAACAAGCAAAATCAATAGCATATTCTTCAGCTACTTCATAACATTCTTTAGCAAATCTAATTGCTTCTCCTTGTGTGTTTATAGACACTTTTGTTTTGAATTTCTCTATCATAACTTCTCTATTTCTAATTTTACATTATACCAATATTTACTTCCAGTTTCTTTTATTAATTCATCAACCGCTAATAACGCACATTGCTTTGAAAATTCCTTCATAGAAACTCCTCTTGTGAAATCTCTACCCAACTCATCAAATGAGCTTACTAACTGTATTGCTTTTTCTTTTGGTGTCATATCTATTTGTTTTTGTAAATGTAATACTTTAATCTATTGTGTGAAAATTATTTAACATAAATTTGTATTTTCGGTCTGCCGTATTTAAAACATTATTTCTTCTTCAGTTCCTTCTTCTCCAACCATAAACCATTTCATTCCATTGCTATTACCATCATCGTATTTAATATCTCTAAACTGGCAATACTTCTGTATGAATATTTGGAATCGTTTGTGTGTTAATTTGAATTGAGCAAAATCGGGATAATCACGTTTGAAATTATCTAAATAAATCTGCTTATCTAATCGTATTCCTATCGGTAGATTTTCGCTATCCATCGACCATTCGTTAAACTCAGGAGAGGTACTCGCAATAAACTTACGCAATTTAGTGTTCTTACTATTTTGAGCAATCAAACCATAAGTAAAATAAGTCTGTAAGCACTCCACCATATAGTTGTCAAATCTGTGGAAATCATCCATATCCCAATCATCAAATAGTTGTCTGCCGAAATCTTGCTCAGGAGTCAATGACTTACCATAATATTGTGCTATCTCCAACTCGTGTCGTCTACGGTCTTGTGAGTGTCCATCTCCTTTAATTGCATAGTTAGTAGAGATTATTACTTTAGGAGATTCGTGTACATTTAGCTTGATAGCATCCTTATTTTTCTTCTCTAATGTAATTCCTTCTGTAATCAAACTAAAGTTATTCTCAAAGTCAAATCCTTTCTTAACATCATCAAACACAAGTACTTTAGTTTCTAACGATATGGTTTGGTACGAGAATTGTTTTTTACTATCGTACTGCTTCCCATCTATAATGTCCGTTCTTCTAATCTGACCAATCCCTTGTACGAATAACCCTTTTCCAGTTCCACCTTCAGGGGATTCTGATATGATTTCGTCATTAAGGATTACAGCCTTGTTTTGAGAACGATTTTTATAATTTAATAGTAAGTAACCTATCGTACATTTCATTGCATCAGAATCGTTGTGTGATATGTTTTCGATGAATTTCTGATAGTCATTGTCACTTGATTTTGTTTTTACCCAGTCCCTATCCAATATCTGACTTTCCCAAATATACCCATCCATCTCAAAGTATTCCTTCAATTCTGTCTTGGTTTGAGTGATTTCTAAAATACCGTTTGAGAATGGAATATAACTTACATCTTTTAAATCCTTTAGCATCATTAAGTCAATCGTTTCTAACATTATCAAATATTGCTCGGTAAACAAGTTATGATAAGTTGAGCAGTAATTAAATACATCTATATGCTTTCCTTGAAGTAGGTAGGTAAGTACAAAATCCTTAATCCTTGATATTGATGATTCTTTTACCTTGTTCTCTTTTATGAATACAAACATTGGTTTATCTGAACCATTTGGGTAGTGCTTTGCAAATCCTTTTTCCTCCAAAAAAACCTTATACTTTAAAGAGTCAATTTTTACATTGTCCTTTTTATCTAAGTACCAAAAGTTATCGTTCTCACTTACTTCTTTTAAATCATCAAATGTATCTTCATCGATGTTGTGGATTTTCATTACCTCTGCTTTACCTCTATGTAAGTCAAGTTTAATCCTATCAATCTTCTGATAATCCTCAAAGTATTTAGAATCGAATTGCCTTTTACGGTATGCAGACTTAATTGTATTCTTTGCTTCTTGCTCTGAAAACTCTCCAATGATTACATTGTTAATTATATATCCTTCAGCAGTATATTGGCTAACTCCATACTCACAAAATGCTCCAGCTAAATCAAACACAAACGCATTACGTTCTCCTTCATTAAATCCTTTACCCCAATTGAATTTCATTATCCTATCAATAATCTTATCCTCATCTGTAATTGGAACTAATGGCACACGTTCTGAAATAGTAAAACCCTCATCAACTAACTTTGCATCAAACATTTCTGCATCATAATTAACATATATATTCGGGTCGTAAGACTCAAAACAAACTCTATCCACGTTTGAATTGGCAATGTCAAAATAATCAAAATCAAATTTCTTCTGAAATTCTTTGAAGTACTTTGGATGTGTTTCTTTAGTAGCAACTGGTATTTTTACAACTCCTTTTATACCATTCCCTGATGGAGAAATGAATAATAATACGAAGTGTGGATTTTGCTTCAATAATTCAAAATGTTCGTTAATTACGTCATTATTGGGGTATTTGTCGTAATCTACAACCATTAGTCCCGAATGAGTAATCAATCCGTTTGAATTTCTTTCGCTAAACTCTCCAGCAAATAAGATACAAGGAAGTTGTTTTTTTAAATCCTCTCCATTACGGATGCGTTCGATTAGGTCTTTACTTTTACCTTCTTTTATTCTCGCAACAACCTTTTCGATTGGAACAATAAATGGAACTTCTTTTGACTTTAACAAGTCTTTAAATACTGATATTTTCATAATTATAATTTAAAAAGCCTTGACTCATTAGCATCCACTCTAATTTATCAAGGCTTTTACGGTTTTTACACCTAATTTCTTAAAGCATTGTGGATGATATGCTATTGTTAGATAAACCCCATTTTTTAGGGTCTATTGTTCAGCGAAAGGTAATGTTCATTAACAATGAACAGCTGAAAAAAATGAACACATTGGCATTAATATAAGACTAAAGTCTTATTGGATGAAAAACCCTCTCCGAAAAGAGGGTAATCAAAAAAGACTAAATAGCTGTTCTTATGGGAAGCACAAATAGTACATTAAAACGGAACGATTGCTTCAATCTCTGCTTCAACATCAATCTCTGTAATATCAACCTTAGCAAGATATGTTTTAAGATATGCTTCTAACTCATCAAACTTTGCATCAGCATCTCTCGCATCTAAATCCTCAATATCAGCACCGATTGTGAAGTTTGGTACGGAGAATACAACCTTACCTTTTTTACTCTCGGTAGCGGTAGCTACATTTACCCAAGTACGTGTAATGCTTTGTCTGTTTGCTTTTACAAACTCTCCCCATTGTTGAGTAGCAGAACCTTTCAACTGGATGTTAGCTAATGCTCCATCTTCTAACATAATGTAGATAGACTTTGAGTAGTGTCCACCTGCATTTTTAACACGTTCTTTAATCTCATTATACAATCCTTTTGCAATCTCTCCGCCTTTAAATGCCTTAACGGTCATTGGCTCTTTAGAAAGATACTTAACCTCATTCGAGAAAATACCTGAAGAACTTGCATCATTCCAACCTTTTACGGTTGACAATTCATCAAGGAATACAAACTTAAACGGAAGCGGTACTTCAACATTTTTGCCTAATCCTTTGTCGTAATAAGAAAATCCTTTTTGGTCGGATTTCCAGTCGAGAAACTTTGTTGCTGGATTTTTACTTCCTCCAGCGAAAACTTGTGTTCGATTACTCATCGTATATAAATATTAATTAAAGGGATTTAATTCCGCACCCTTCATCAGCGGTTTCTGTATATTCTATTTTAACTATTTTGCTAACCATATATTCGTGTTGCTTTTGTTCATCATTAGGAAATAATGAGATAGCTTCATCATATATATCGTGTACGCTTTCTTTGAAAATAAATGTTGCATCCATATCTTATAATTTTTATCTTAACAAATGTAATACTTAATTCTCAGTTATCCAAATAAAATTGAAAGAAAATACAAAAAAAAGTATTTGGATAATATGTTCAGTATCTTCTTCTTCGATTTCCTCACTATTATATAACGCTCCGAGCATTACACCCTTGATTGGAACTATTGTTATTTCTCCTTGATAATGGTAAATTAATTCCATTAAGAACCAAGCAACTCCTATTATTGCAGCTAATATTGTTATCATTTTTCTAATCTTATTAAGTTAATTTTTCTTTTAATATTTTTCTATAAACATCTACGACTGATTCCTTACAAATTCCACGTTTTCTATAAAATTCCATAATTCTTAAAACTCTCTGATAAGGACTGTACTTTCTTTTCATATATATATATAAATTTTTGTTGTTCTTTTATTCCGTTGCAATTATCGTATATTAAATTTAATCCTATTCCATTATCTTCAGAAGCTAATTTTACAGATTCATATACTTTGCCATCTTTTAATCTTTTAATTTTTCTAATAATAGAAACTTCACTTTCACTTTTCTTATTTGGAATTGGTAATCCACGTTTGATACATTCTAAGACTATGAAATCATAATCATCCCATTTTGGTCTTGGCTTGTCCCATAACCGATGCTCCTTTATTCCAGCGTCTCGCAAGACTTTACTTATCTCGTGGTTTCTCATAATGATTTTATGTATTGTCCATTAGTATTCATAAGCAAGACTATATCAAATTTCCTATCATATTCCTGTACAACGTAATTAAGTATTGAATTTACATCGTTGTACATCTGAACGTACATCATAAGTTCGTTTCTACTCAACTCAGGTTTATGTTTGTACCCATCGAATTTCTCTTTGTAATATATATATATTAGTTCGGTGGGGTTAGTCTGCTTTAATCTGATGTAGTCTTGCCTTGTCATCTTACAAATATAGTTATAATTTAATTGTAATTTTACCAGTTGAACAACTTAATTTGTGAATACCAGCGTATTGACCACAATATGGGCATTTTATTTCCCAGTACTCATCACAAGTTCCATCTTTTTTTATCGGTACATCAACAAACCAAGATTGATAATACTTACTTTCCATTGCGGTGTATCGGTAACAGAACTCTCGCTTGTCACAATTAGTGCCTTTGCATTTCGTTATATCCATATCACAATAATTTTTTAGTTCCTATTTCGTATTTTTGTATAGGGTTGATTAGTTTCAGAAGTATAAATAATTGCTCGGCTTCGTGGTAATCAATTTTACCTGATTCATCTCCTTCTAATCCATTTCCAGTATCTTTAATTACCATTGCAATCTTGTTTTTTATATGGTCGTTCCATTGCTCTGCGTTACTGAAATAAAGATTGTGATATATCACATCTCCTTGAGTCAGTTCTTCGTAATCATACTCGTGTATGTCGTCTATAAAAATTTGTTGTTTCATTATAATCTACTTTTTATTGTTATACAATTATCGTTGTCTTTCCAGTCTTTTAATACATTAATAAAATATTCGTAACTAATTCCTAATTCATCAGCAGTTGTTTTTTTAGTCTGATTGGGAAACATTAAATGATAATCTATTATTTTTAACTTTTTTATTTCAGTAGGAAAAAATCTTGTAGGCTTGTGTCCTATTAATACTTCAATTTTATTGTTATAATAATGTGTATTACCAACCTTTTTTTTTGATTCTATATTATATCTTTTTAATCTTTTATATAAAATCTCAATAGGAATGTCACGCTTTTTACTAATTTCTTTTATAGTTATCATACTTACAATTTATATATTTCTGATTTAACATCTGAATAAAAATCCCAATAAAATATTCTATTTTTTACATAAACCCCAGTGGCTTTTTCGTATTCGTCAAATGCTCTTTCAACACCTTTTATAATTTCATCAACTGCTATTAATGCAGAACTTTTAGCTCTTTTAACACAATCTTCTTGTCCTAATTTCCATTGAACATTCGGATAAAATTTAAGTAATAATTCCCTTGCCTTATCTTCTGCTGTCATTATACTTGTAATTTACTATTGATTTTCTCGATGTAATCCTCTTTAATAGCTATTGCTTCCTCAAGTCTTTCTTTAATAAGAGCAATCATTTCCTCATCTCTTTTTACTTCTATGGTGTGATGAAATTCCTCGCCATCAATGATGCAGTAATTAAAGAAATACGCCTTGTCAGAATTACTACATAACATTTGCATCTGCATCTGAGCATAGTATTCCTTATCGATATTCTCATCAGCCACAATCTTAAAGAACTTAGTTGCTCGTGGACACTTAATCTCCAGTATCGCATCTTTTCCTACAACGCCATCGGGTGATGCTCCAGCGTGTTGTCCATAAGGAAACATAAATGATTCAGTTGCTTCAGGGTGCATCTCTTGGAATTTAGCAAATGCTAATGGTTCTAATTCAACTCCACGTTGCATATCAGCACCACGATAACTATCTTCGACTTGACCGTACAATTGCTCGATTGCTTTTTCAATCGCATAAGTCTTTCCAGTTTCTCCTAATCCACGAACTCCTAAAAGTTTATGAATTTCTGATGCAGTAAACTTACCATATCTATCTTTGAACCATTCGTTGCTACGCTGGGTTGCCTCGTTGGCTTTGGATGCCTCGTTGGTGTGGTTCATTGTGTATTGTTCGCTATACTGCAATGCTTGATGTCTATTGCTCATTTGTTTTTTATTTTCCAAATCCCTACTAAATTACTACTATGTTTTTTAGGCATTATATAAAATCTAAAGTGACCTACTTCGTTTAAGTTACTCCAATTATATACTTCTATAAATGAACCATTTCCTATTGTTTGATTAACCTTATATCCTTCTTTCATTTGTTTATTCTTTCGTAAGCGTTGCACATTTGTTCGTTGTCGTGGTAGTGAATGGATTGTACTGTTTTTCTCATCCATTTGTCAAATCTTTTTATCTCTTTCATTATAAGTATTGTGATAGGATTATTTGTTTATCTAATTGTTCTTCTGATGATAACGAGCCAAAGGTAATAAAATTTGCTTCAATTTTAGCTAATTCTTTTAAATGATTTGTAGCAATGTCTAATCTTCTTTGTTGGTGCTTCATTATTAATTCTAATGATTCTATCTGTTGTAGGATTACTTCTTCCATTATAGTCTTGATATTTCTAAGGTTAATTTTCTTTTTAATTTAGTTAATTCTACTTCAAATCCTTCGTGAAGATTTCCAAAAATACTTCTTTCTTGCTCTATCTCATTGATTCTTTTATTAATTCTATCAATTGTTCCAGCAATACCATTAATTTCTTCAATCAACGAATTTAAAATATCATCGTTGTACTCTGTTTCTGCATAATCAATAAGATTTTCTAATGCAGTTCCTAATTCTTCCATAATTAATTTATTAAAGTCTGCCACAAATTTGTTTCCTTGACTTCGAGTACAAATCTATATAAGTTATATTAATCCACAAAATAATTTAGAGAACTTTAACACAAAAGTGCTGTTTTTCGCTTCGCAAATAACATTTTGTAGGAAAAAAGTATTGAAAAGTGCCATATTTCAATTTTTATAAAAAAAAGTGCGTTTTTATACCCCCCCCCTAAAAAGTGTATCAAGAAATAGGGGGGGGTCTATTTTCCGTTATTTTTTAGTTTTTTTAATAATAGCCATTTATATATATATATTTCCTACAAATAATAATAATAATAAATATATATAAATAGTATTAATTAATTTAGTATCTTTGTAGCAATATGATTGTATACTTTTATTTAAAAACAAAACCATTTAAACAAGAAAACAACTTAGTTTATATAAATGGCTATGTATTACACTATGATAATTATATAGAATACGAAACTGATTCTGTAATTACAGTGGACATTAACTTCTATTTGGATTTATTATTATTAAAGTCTAAGCATAAGAAATATACTTTTTTAAGTATGTCCAAAGAAATGTTTGTTAAATCTAATCCTGTTAATATTACCGAAGGAAAAATAAGTGGTCAAGCTAAAAATGGAGAATATATAATATTAGAAGAAATATGAGTATAAGTCACACTGGAATGGTTTACTTTGGAACTGAAGCAAAACCTTATAAAGAAACTGAAGTAGTAAAAGATACAATTGTAGAAAGCGTTATTAAGCAATTTAAAGAGCGTTCTGAGGTAGGAATTACTAAATATGGTACTACGATGGATAGAAAAGATTTAAGTACCTTAGAATGGATGATTCACTTCCGAGAAGAACTGATGGATGGATTATTATATTTAGAACGTGTAATAAAAGATACACAAAAGGAAACTATAATTGATATAATGAAATCTGATGAAGAATTAAGATTGTATTCAGATACTTGGACTGGAACAATGTCAACAACTACTGATGGAACAAATTGTCAATGTAGATAATTCCTTTTACTCGGTGGCTATCTAAAGAACTTCAATAGGTTAATGTCCACTTCAGATTTGGTGTCGTACTTCATTTGAGCCAAACCTCTTTCGACTATATTCATAACCTCATCAGTTGTATTGGTTTTCCAGCTTATTCTTTTAAGTAGAACTGTCCGCTTCTTCCAATTGAAGTAGTCAACAGCGGTTGAGTGCATAAGTTGCCTTGTCAGGTTTACAAAATCAATATCAATTTCCTTACTGTCCAGTATGGTTTGATTATTTTTAGCTATTTCTATAAGTTTTTCATCTGTCATAGTGCAAATATAAACATAATATTTCTACGGTGGGTATATTTCTACGGTGGGTATTAAAAAACCCTTACAACAAATTAATGCTATAAGGGTTATGTTCGTCTTTCCGAACTGTCAAAGAATATGCAAATTTGTAAGGTTTATGAATATTATACCTAATTAATACCTTACTTTGACTCAAGCATTTACACGACCTACATTGTATCTTTTACAAGGATTCCTTTTCTACTAATTAGGTTTTATATTGTATTGCTCACTCGTGAGCATTATTGTATTGGACAGTGTCCACTTGCCTTGTTGGGTTTAATACTTCTCCAAGTGTCCACTCCTGCGAAGTGTCCAAGTGGTTTATAATCCAGTTCCTTGCATCTGATATGTTTAATGCTTTAAACTGATGTTTTTCTTTCTTTGAATATGCAAAATATGTTTTCATATTTATTTATTTAATAATACTATATATCCAATACTATGAATAGGAGCATTTTCTTTTTTTATCATTCTTGCAAATTTTAATAATCCTTGATATTTTGTATTGCATTCCATTGTAGCTGTATAATCATATTTTTTTGATTCTGAACTAAAAAGTTGTATCGCTATTCTCATCTTTATAAGTATTAAAGTTTGCCACAATTTTGCTTCCTTAACTTCTCTGCAAATATATGGCGACTATTTGGATTACGAACTATGCATTAACAAAAGTTTAACAACGCTTCTTGATACGCTTCTGACGCTTCTAATTCATTATTAAAATATCCTAAATGATTTCTATTTCCATTTATTCTTATAGTTGATTTCCATTTTCTTTTTTCTCTATTCCATTGGACACCTACATATTTAGAAGATGATTCAATATGTTTTCTATTAGAATTTTCTCTATTTGTAATTACTTCTAAATTGTCCACTTTATTATTAGTTTTATTAAAATCAATATGATTTACTACTAATTTATATCCGCATCTTTTATGATTTAAAAATGATTCTGCAACTAATTGATGAATAGTTCTTGTATTTCCAATGCTATTAATATATAGTCTAAGTGAATAATATCCGCTTTTCTCTAAATAAGGACTCCTAATTAAATTAGTTTTACAGGATTTAACATTACCAAAATTAGAAACTTGATAAATTCCTTCGTACCCAACAACATCTTTATATACTTCTTCCATAATACAAAAAACCCACATATCAATAGGTCGCTGTCTATATCAATGCAGGAATTTTATTAAATTTTTATTTGTATCAGCGACAATACTAAAACAAAGATACAAAATAATATTTATATATCCTAATTTCTTTTATGTCGGTGGGTTTAGTTCCGTTTGGTCGGTGGGTTTAGTTCCGTTTGGTCGGTGGGTTTAGTTCCGTTTGGTCGGTGGGTTTAGTTCCGTTTGGTCGGTGGGTCAAAAAGTGAAAAATTACAAAATGTTACAAATATAACAAAATGTTACAAAAAACATCAAAATCATTTTTAGCTTGTTTAAAGCATTATTTTAATCAAAATGTATCAATACATCAAAAAAGTTTTTTATTGCCTTAAATTGACTAAAAAAGGTATCGAAAAAATAATCCAAAAATATAAATTGTTATAAATGTAACAAAAAAAGCTATAAAAGTTACAAAATAATTGATAAAAGTAGTTTATTAATCAAATAACATCCTTATATTTGTACTATAATTATTGAATGAGTTTGACGGGGTAACTTCATAAAACCGTTGGGAGCATAAAAGCTACTCGCCTGCCAATCGTACCGTTAACAGCTAATTTGCGAGGTATTGAAGACATCACAGGGCAAAAATATACGAAAGCATCACAGCACGTAAACAATAGACTATAAATAGTTTAATTTGTTTACGTGCTTTTTTATTAACACAATTTAAAACATAAACAACATGCAAAAAATAATATATTTAGTAAAAGAAGGTGACAATATACTTTTAAAAACTTTTTCAATTGAGAAAGCCAAAGAGTTTGTTTTTGATTATAATTTTGAAATAATAAAAGGAATAAACAAAGCAAAATTATACAAAGCAATTATAAAAACAACAATTTAAAAACATAAACAAAATGAAATCAAAAGAAATAATACATAATATTTATATGAATATCGCAGATATCGAAAACGTATTTTTACCCGTTTACCTTGAAAATAAAAAAATACAATTTACTAATATAGGTTTTCAGTCAAATTCAAGCGGAAACGAATATTTTTTAATAAAGATAAACAATAGTTATAAATTTTTAGAATACGGATACGAGCCAGATTGTGACGGGGGCTATACTTTTTACCATATAACAAACATTTTTGACGTATTTGACAATGAATATAAACCGTTAAAAAACTTATACAAAAAAGACATTTTTGAAATATTAAACAACTATTAAAACCCTAATAAAATGAAAACACAAAACTTTAAAACCGCATTATTTTTTAGCATTATTTTTATCGCTATCATTACAGTTCACATTTTAACCCCTAATTTATATAAATAATGAAAAACTACTTATCGAAACAAAAACCCCAAATTTTAACCGCTAAAATATTTGCAATTTACATCCTAACTAATTTAATAATCAATTTAATAAACTAAAATTATGCAAACTTTAAACGAAACACAGACCCAAGAAATAGTAGATTTTTTAATCGAAATTGAAAACGACACGAAAATAGAAATTTTATCTTATATCAATTTACAGGATATAGACTTCGAAAATGCTTTTGACAGTATAAACGAAGCAATTGACGAAAATAACGGTTTCGATATTGAAATTATATACTATTCAAACGCTATGGAATATCTAACCCGTAACGATAATGGTTTATGCGAATCAATAGAAATTGCCATTGATTATGGTTATGAACTTAAAAATATTAATAGTGAACTTTTGGCTTCTCTTTTGGCTTCTCAAAATTCAAGGGAACAATTTAACAACTACGAAAACGAAATTAATGAACTTTTTAAAAATATATAATTATGACACTCAACACAAATTTACCCGCTTTTTATGGTTATTACGGTTCTATTTTTGACGATGTAGACACGTCAAGCGAATTTGACTATATTAATGAAATTAGAACCGAAAACGGACTACCTGAATTAGAAAACGATGATTTAATAGAATGGGACTACAAAACGTATTACAGTGAGTTAAATATGCAACTTTGTAATTGTGTCGAGGATTTTTTAATTGAATTAGGTTTTATTAAATCTATTGAATTTATTGCCTTACATAGTCCGAAATATTACAATTTTACAAATGATTTAATAGAGTGCAAAATCGATGTAAACCCTAAAAATATACGAAAATATATTAATAATAATTTACAGGAGTTTGAAAAACATTTGATTGAGAACCACAAAAGCCGTGACGGTTTTAATTCATTTTATGAATATGATTTGGATTATTGGCTTGATAGAATGGAGAATTTTAAACAATTAGACCACAACGAGATACATAGTATTTTAAATTTCATTTGTGAAAATGAGGGTTTTGATTTAACAGATAATTTATATAATGGTAATTATGATTATATAATGTTACAGGCTTCAAATTTTAATCAATTAACAGAAAATGAATAACGATAATAATCAACCTTTAGCGCTATTTTTAGCCTTTTGCGTAATCGGTTCAATGTACGGAATAATAACATTGATAGGAATGATAATTAATATAAACAACTAAGAAACTATGAATAATACAGCCATAAAATTAAGAGATGCCGGTATTGAAAACATCAATACATATTGCAAAAATAACAATTGCGAAAATGATTTTAATCTAATAAAAAACGACCTAATAAACCAAGCGGATGAATATAATTTAAAATTGCCTATCGACTTTTACAAAGATTTTTATAATTTAACCGTTGACTTATTAAAGGAATAAACAAAAAAACACACGCAAAACCTTTTCAATTCTCGCACAAACGTAAAACTAAAAATATTTTTAGACGCCTCTAAATTGGGGCGTTTTTTTTGTGCCTTATAATTGCACACTCTTACACTCTTACACTCTCACACTCTCACACTCTTACAGGCTCACACTCTTACAGGCTCACACTCTTACAGGCTCACACTCTTACAGGCTCACACTCTTACAGGCTCACACTCTTACAGGCTCACACTCTTACAGGCTCACACTCTTACAGGTGCAAAATTACCACAAGTCACCCCCCGAAAAGCCCAACAAGGCAATAAAACGCACCCCCACCCCCCCTAAAGACAGATTGAAAAGGCGCATTTGACCCCCTCCACAAATTTTTTCCACACAATATAACTTTTAATATTAAGATAATTCCTACATATATTAAATCAAGTATCCTACAAAAATTTTTTTCCTATTCTATATACTTTTTGAAACACAGAAAAGTCTTACAAGTTGTAAAAATAAAATAAAAGCCGTTTGTTGTCGTTTAATCCACTTTTGAGTTAGAAATGCAAATTATTCAGGATTACAGTTCCAGCGTAAAAATCAATATGCCTTGTTTTGTAGGAAAAAAGTATGAAAAACGGCACTTTTTGAAAAAACGTAAAAAAAAACGCACTTTTATACCCCCCCCCTAAAAAGTGTATCAAGAAATAGGGGGGGGGGTGTATTTCCTTTATTTTATAAAATATTATTATTATTAAAAAAAATATATATAATATATAATAGTATTAATTAATTTTGTAACTTTGTAGCAATTATTATTAAATATAATTATGGAAAGAGATAAAGTATTTTTGGATATTATTCAACAGATAGAGTTGGGTCGTTCTGTAAAAAACATATTAGATGATGATGCTTGTCCTGTATCTCGTACTACTTTTTACAGTTGGTTAAATGAAAATCCCGATAGAATAGAATTATACAAGAAAGCTACTGAAATACGAGCTGATGGTATCTTTGATGATATGTTAGAGATTTCTGATGATGGTACTAAGGACTACTACTATGATGTTAATGGAAACAGACAACAGAGTATGGTAGCTGTAAATAGGTCAAGGTTGCAACTTGATACTCGTAAATGGGTATTGGGAAGGATGAACCCTAAAAAGTACAGCGAGAAGCTCGATATTACTTCAGGAGGTGATAAATTGAAAGTAGTTCCGATTATAGGGATGCAGATTATTAACCAAGAGGAAGAAGAAGTTGCAGAATAAAAGCCTATCATTAAATGTTAGAGGTAATTTAAAGCAATTAGAAGCCATAAAGGCTTGGACTGATAAAACTACCATTGATATTGTTTATGGTGGCTCTAAGG